TCTAACCTCCTAAAGCTATTGCGAATGGGATCGCATTTGGGTCAGTTTCAGATATTGTTCCCGTAACTGACATATTACTTGTTATTGCATTTGATGAAATATTAACTTGTAATAATTCAACATTATCAGATCCGTCATTCATCATAAGTTTTAGGACTCCTGAAGAACTAGAATCTATCCATAAACTTCCTTGTGCTACTGACCCGGGCGCTGAAGTTCCTAAATGTTGTGAATTGATTGCCGCTAAAATATTATTCAATTCAGTTCTAAAACTTGCAAATCCTTGGTTGTCTAATGTTACATCTGATACTTGAGCCATAATTTCTTATACCTTATTTTAAGTTGATTTCAAACCATGTCCTACTGCTTGAAAATCAAAAATTCTGCTTATTCCTGTATTACTAGCATTAAAGAACTGAATTGTAAATCCCGTTTTAGATTTAGATGTTATTGAAAAATAATCTCCAGTTTGCATACCTTGACCAGCAATTCCAATGGAAGGAGTAGCAAAAAATCCATTTGTAAATGTAATTGTTGTTCCTGAAGCTGATGATGTAATATCTTCTCCAGATTCTACTCTCTTTTCAAAATTAACTGTAAATTTTAAATCATGTACTTTAGCTCTAACTTTATTATTATCTGAAGTAATTTTACATCTAAATTTAAAAAATCGCCCTTTGATTGTACTTTGTTGAGCAATTTTCTGGAATGATGAGATATTTGCAAGATCTGTATTATCAGCTCCTACTTGTATCTCTGCTCCACATTGGATCTCACTAGATCCATCAAACGGAGCTTTGGCATCTTCAAATAAAGTAGCTCCTCGTCCTGAATCAAATAAATCATATTCATCTTCAGCACTCATTCCAAGAATTGCTCCTAAACTTACATCATAAATATCATCTAAAGATAAAGTATTTGAAAATGTATAAAAACCTGAACTTTGAATATTACCATTAAAATTAGTAGGATTAGATGTTTCGTCAGTTCCTCCTAAATCAAATAATCCTTCAGCAGATTCAAAGTTTCCAACAGTACTGTCAAATCTAGTTATTGTATCTAATATCAAAACTTTTCTAGCTTGGTTATCAACTGATAAAGCTACATTAGAATCTCTTGTTCCTTCAAAATTTGCCATTATTCACTAAATACCTGTGTTTGTTTAAAATTTGCTTGTCCGCTTATATTAGTAGTTACAAATGAAGCATTTGCACTTGTATTACCTAATTTATCTACTGCTTTTATACAGAAAGTACCAGTAGCAAAATTGACTACTGCACTATTAGATTTTCTTCTTACTACTTTTGCTAATGGAGAACTTTCATTCCAAGTAGATCCGCTAGTAACATTTTGAAACCTAATTTCATACCAAGATATATCAAGATCTAAAACTGGAGTCCATGTCAATTCCATTTGATTAGATCCAACTAAAGAAACTGATAGATCTGTTACATCACTAGGTATTTCAGTTGCTCCAATAATTTTTCTATTTTCAGTTATATAGGATGAACTAACTCCAAAACTATTTATAGCTTTTACCCTTACATTATAAGTTGCATCATCAACTACATTTATTAATTCATGATTTAATTGTGTTCCGCTTGATATAATCTTAAAATCAGATTCCGTACTTTTTTTAGCTTCAACTTGATAATATTGGACGAATTGATCTGTACTTGCTCCTATTAAAATATTCAATCTTGTTAAAACTACTCCATCTGCATATTCTATAAGTTCATCTGATAATGTTATAGAAGCTGGTGGTTGAATAGAAAAAGGATTAGGTAAATTAGTTGTAGGAGTACTTGATACTTGTCCTTTTGTTGCGAAGGTATAGAAACTATCTTGATGTTCTACAAGATTTAAAGATATTGTATAATCTTCATTAAAAGTCATTGATAAGACTCTAAAAGCTTTTGATGAAAATCCTAAACTAGAAATAGATATATTTACTATATCTCCAATATGTAAAGAATAAGCATTAAAAACTCTTATATTTAATCCAATACTTTCACGACTACGACGTAGAATAATTTCAGCCATCTCCTCTGCTTGATATGGACTTGTAATAGTTTTAAAATCAAATCTTCCTTCTAATAAAAAACCTCCATCAGCAGTTTTCATAGTTGCGTGTTGATCTGCACTAGGTAAACTTGAATCGTCTATTGGAGGAAATGTTATTTGATCTGCTTGAAAATTACGATCAGGATTTATAAATGTTGCTATAACTCTATTATATTTTGTATTTTTAGATGGAGAAGCTAGAGAATATCCTTCTATAATATCATCCTCCGATAAAGTAACTGAAGCAGATCCAGTTGTTTCAATAACTAATCTATATTTACCTTGAACATAAGGAAGATAACCTCTGCATCCTCTTAATAAATCTCTCACATTATCTATAACTTTTTTTGATGTATCTATAACTGCGTTTGTATCAAAAATATTTATTTGTGATGCACCACTAAAAGGAGTTACCTGAGTTGCACAAATAACTGAAGCATCTCTAAAACTTTGAAGATCTATATTTGAAGTAGCAATTCCTTTCCCATATCTCTCGTTTCTTAAATAATCTAAAATACAAAATGCTGGATTAGTAGAAAAATTTGCAGTTTCTTCAGATAGATCTGATGCTAATGTTACTATTTTTTTTCCTTGAACTTTTGCTTGAACAACTGGAACTCCGCCAAAGACATCTGCATTCCATTTAAACTTTAATGCAAGATATGCTATTCCAGATAACTTATGATTAGTTCCCCAAGATGATAATGTTGATAATAAAGATGAACTAGATTGTGCGTCAGTTCCAAAATGAGGTTCTATCGTAATATAACTTTGTCCGTCTTTATAAAAATTTGAATCTGAACTTGCTACTGTTCTTTGAGTATTATCAGCCATAGCTCCTGAAAATGTAACTACTTTATCATCCACTCTAATTTCTGATATTCCATTTATTTCTCCTTCTCCTAAAACTAAAGCTATATATAAAAATTCATTATCAGTACCTGATGTTTCTATAAATATTCTTGTTCCTCCAATCAATCTTGTTCCATAAATAACTGGAATAGATGCGTTGTTTGATTGCTTATTAACTAATATTCCTTTTTCTGTTTCCTCAAAATCATTTGTTCCAAAATCAGGAACTTCAGGATTTCTTAAAGATCTCATAAATAGCCATCCAACTGCAAAAATTCCTAATGCTACAAATGGATTTATTCCTTTTAGAAAATTACCTATTTTTACTGCTCTAAAAACTTTGACAACAGGTTTGAATACACTTTTTACTAATCTCTTTAATCCCATTATTTTCTACCCCATTTAATATCTAATACAGTTTGAGATGCAAAATCCATTCCGACATCTGTACTAAAAAATCTTTGTTGTGAATTATTATTTGTTTGCCTTCCTGATTTTTTTTCAAAATCAGCCCAATGAGAGACAACTGCTAAATTAACACTTGAACTATTTGTAGATTCTTCTATTTGAAAAGTATCTATGTTTCCTGAATATAACAATATAGGATCTGCTATAAGAGCATTATTAGAATCTAAAAAACCTCTAAATAATTCAACAGTATCATTTACTATATTCTCATTTAAAACTACTGATATGAAAGTCGTATCAGCTCCAGATAATAATATATTTATACTAGATTTACTTACATCTGTTTGTTCTTCAAATTCAGGAACACTAATTAAAAATGGAGATGCTGTGTAAGTTTTACTAGATCCAGATATTGAAGAAGTTAAATCAAAACTATTATCAGTTAAATTAACTGGTGTAGAAAATCCAATGCTGAGCAAATGAATAGGTCTAATATCATTTGTCGCTAGATGATTTGATACTGCTGTTGTTAGTGTTCTCGCCATAATCTTCTATACTCTTCCTTATAATTTTTATATCTCCATTAACTTTAAATTCTGCATTTTTTGTAGGAAAATCATGTTCATTTAATTTTAATTTTTCTACATCAATTTTATCAGCATCAACTATTTCTTCAGCTAATATATCTGCATTCATAAAATATTTTATCTTATATTGCTTCTTCAACATCTAATTCAAATTCATATAAAAGATTTCCATCTTTATCAGCTCCAACTGCTCCAAACTCTTGAATATCATTTGTTAAATGAACAGTAAAAGGAACATTATTATAAGTAACAACCTCATCATCTGCTAAAGCATTTATAAGAGGTGGCTCTATCGTAACTGTTGAAGCATTTGAAGAAGATGTAACATCCTCTACGATCATATAAATTTTAGTGTGGGAAGCGAATTTAATTAAGTCTCCCGCCTTAAACCTTCCCGCACCATCAGCGCCGAATCCGTCCATAGCAATCGTATTATCTCCAGCAGTATGAGATCCATTTACAGATACTACTTGTGTTTCAGAACCTCTAGTGCTTTTTACTTCTGGAGGAACTATTGTAAAATTTTCTTTTGATGATCTTTGTTTCATTATGAAAGCCATTAGTTCTCCATAAACATCTGATCTTTTTGCTGTTATTATTCTAGCAGTAAAACCAAATCTTTGATTATCTACTTGCCTTGATAATTTTTTTCCATTTATAGATTTTGTTATTATTGTATTTTGTAAAGATTTAATTCCTAAAGTTTCAAAAGCAGAATTAGATATTGGAAATGCACCAGCCATTATATCATCCCTCCTCTGCCTTTTTCAGCTAGAGCATTATTTATAATAGAAGTAATTGTTCCTCTATTCTCTACTAGAGCTTCATCAAAACCTCTTGAATCTATTGTATTTATATTAAAGTTTACATTAACAGCTCTACCTCCCAAACCTCTTGCAGATTGCGTAATCTGTCCAGTAGAATTAGGAACAAATAATTCTGGCCCTCTCTCTCCTACAATTGCTGGTCGTCCAGCCATTAAAGCTCCTCCACTTGCAAATGCAGGAACACCTAATAACATTGAAATAAAAGCTTGTTTGTTTTTATCTTTTTGAGCTTTATTTTGTTTTTCTTTTTCTGCCGTTATTTGTTTTTCAATTCCTAATTTTACAAGTAATTCAGCGATAGCAGTTTGTTCAAGTAATATTTGTAATCCTATTTTTGCAACAATCTCAACTAATGCTGATATAATTTTTATTAAGATTTGTTCTCCTAAAACTTTAAAAGAAGTTCCTAAATCTTTTCCTAATACTATTGTTTCTGCAATACCTTTTGACATTCCTTGAATACCCATATTAATTACTTGGAATGCTTGATCTGATAATTTTGTTAATTTTTTAAGAGAATCTTCATTTAACTTTTCTAATTCTTTTCTAAATGGAGATATATTTCGTTCTAAAGCTTTCGCCGCTTCATTTGCTTTTTCTACTTCTTTTTGCATTTCAGTTACTTCAATAGTATTTTTTTCTATTTCTTCTCTTACTCTCTCAAATACATCTCTAATTCCTTTTACTTCTCCATTAGCACTCTCTAATGATTTCATAAAACCTAAATCTATTTCAATTCCAAGTTTTTTTAATAATGCACCAATCTGATTAAATATTAGACCTATTGTGAAAACTACAACTCTTCCTTTTGTTCCGAGCATTAAGAATCCAATAATACCCATCTCTCTTACAACTGGAGGTAAGAAATTTATTATATCTATGATTCCAGCAATACCAGATCCTATTGTTTTAAATACAACTTTAAGAGCATTAACAACACTAACTAATCCTACTATTGCTTCTTCTATAAATGTAATTAATCCTTTACTTAAATTCTGAGCAAATTTTCTTAAAACTTTTTGATTTTCATCTACAAGTTTATTGATTGTAATTAATCCACCTTTTACAAAATCAAAAAATCCAGCTTCATTTGTTTCTAATTTGAATTGGAAAATTTTATCTCCAATCATTGATAGAGTTCCATCAAAAGTCGTTCCTAATACTTCCGCCGCTTTTCCAAATTTTCCACCTGGGCCAAAGACTTTTAATAAAGCTTCTGCTGATTGTTCTGCATTAAGAGTTACTCCTGATTTGAAACCAAGCATAGCTCTAACACCTCGTTCTCTAAATATTTCTGCTGAAGCTAAACCTGCTGATAAAGATCTTTGAACTTGTTCCGCCGCTATCCTAAAATCTATTCCAGTTACGGCGGCGATATTACCAACTAATTCTAAATTAGTTCCAAGCTCTTCTGCATCTTTTGAAACAACTGCTAGATTTCCTGAAGCTTGAGCAATTTCTTGAAGTGAAAAAGGAACTCTTCCAGCAAACTTAACTAATGTGTCAAAAGCTTTACGACCTTCATTTACAGATCCAAATAAGAAAAAGAATCTTAATCTTAACTGTTCTACTTCTCTCCCTACATTGATAAATGATCTTACTGCTACTCCAGCTCCAATACCTACGATAGCTGATTGTACTGAAAATATAGATGTTCTTAATCTTGCTAATCCAGCTCTTACTCCAGCTAG